ATGCAATGGACAGATGAACAGATCGGTGACATTAGGAAGCTCGCCTCTGAAGGCTTTACCAGACGCGAGACAGCCGACAAGCTCGGGATTAGCTATGACGCGCTTCAAGGCAAAGCAAGACGGCTTGGGATCGAGTTCCAAAAACAAGTCAAGAATGAATACGATTCAGCGAAAACAGATAGAAAGAGCCAACCCGTTGATAGAAAAGTAGCTCTTAATGCTGATGGTAGTCAAACAGTCACGGCCTTAATGAGACTCAAGCATGAGCCAAATAAAGACCCACGAACTTTGATGGAGTTGTGTGGATACGATCCTGATAAGTTCGAGATGGTCTTAGGCGACTACAAAGTGTATGAGCAGCATAGTACCGAAGACGGCACAGTTCCGCAGTACAGCATTCATATTCGCGTAAAGCCGAAACAAGGCTTATCGATAAGTGAAATGGCTGAAGCGTTCAACGGCAAAATCGTTCCGGTCAATTACGGCATGAAGAAATCAGGCGATCGCAACTTAGTCATCCCATTGCCTGACCTGCATTTTGGCTGGACAACATTCGCCGATCTAAAAGACATGGTTAGTCAACTTAGAGAGATCATCATGGACGGCTACAACGAGATTGTGATCGAGCAATTGGGAGATCTATTCCATAGTGATCAGATTCATGCAACACAAACGGTTAGAGGAACGCAACTAGATCACGCAAACATGCGTCAGGCATTCCATGATGCTGTGAAGCTCTTTGATCAAATTGTTCCGCTGGCAATTGAATATAGCAATCGCGTCTCAATCAAGAGCGTGTTCGGCAACCACTCAGGAGATCTCGAATACGCTTTTCTTTATGCGCTGATAGATCGCTATCCACAAGTGCACGTTGATCTCAATGACAGCAATTTGGCAACCGACTGGCGCTGTGCATACTTGCTAGGGCATGTTGGCATTATGCTCGCCCACGGAGATGTAGCCAAGGACAAGCTGACAGGGCTTTTTCCATTTGAGTACAAAAAGATATTCAATATGGCAAAAACATACGAACTTCACTCAGGCCACTTTCATAGCGAGCGGTTTAAAGATGATCGTGGCATTATGTGGCGCCAGCTTGGAACAGCAAAGCCAAATGATCCCTATGAGATTAAGAATGGCTTCACCACGGGCAAACATCTGCTGTATGCGTTCGTTTATGACGACACGCGATTGAGGTGCACCTATGAACTCAACTAATGTGATGAAGCGGGTCGGTTACGGATATGTGAGCAACACAGAGCAAGCAATCATTGAGAAACTATCGAGGGAAGAACGAAGAAAAATGCAGGCAATTGTATATGTTAAACCCGGCTGTCAGAAGTGCCAGCATACGGTGGCTAAGCTATCGAAAGCGATGAGAGTTCAAACAGTGACGGCTGACGAGCGCGATATTGAACGTTTCCGTAAATGTGGATATCAATCGTTCCCAGTCGTAAAAATCTACAAAGCAGACGACACACATGACGAATGGTGCGACTTGCGGGTTGACAAGATCAAACAATACACGGAGGGATAAACATGCTATTCGATAATGTTAAAGGCCAAAGTAGGCAATTGTCTCACCGTCAGTTGCCTCCGCCAGCACCAGTGCTACCAAAAATGGAAGGATACGTGCCGACTCGTGCCACTGCAACTAAGAAATACAAAGACAATCTGATTGCCGATGTTAACGATGCCATTAATCAAGGAATTAATACTACATCCCCAATCTCAATTGGCGTTTCCAAGTACAATCCAGCAGTTGTTAATGAAGTAATCAGTTTGCTAACGAAATCAGGATGGGATGTTACTAGTCTAAATATTGACGGTAACGGTTCCTATTCGACAATCATATTATCTTAGGAGGAATTATGCATGCTTAAAGTAGTTAAGCGACTGAAAGAACACTTCTCAGGTAAAAAAGGAATCGATAAGATAACCGTTACGATTGATGCGAACACTGATCCACTTATGGCCAAACTTGACAAGATCAAGAACGCGGTCGAAAACATCAAGGATGACGCGACACCGGAAGTTTCACCCACCTTAACTGCGTATGGTCTATGTGATGCTAAGTTGCCTGAGATCGAAAGCGTTGAGCTGCCAGATCATGTCGGGTTCAGTGAATCATTCATTGCAGAGCTAGACAAAGCGCTGAATGACTTTCAGCAAAAGCAGGAGCATTCATCACAGGGTGCAAGCACTCCACATGTACGTATTGAATTCAATGACATTAACGATGTGCCACGTGTTTGGATTGATGGCAAACGGATTGATAGATCAGATACAGGGCTCGTGAGCGTTTCACTTGACTGGCATACAAAAGATCCAGCGGCAACAGATCATGTTATCCGTGCTTATAAAATCGAATATTTAAAGGGGGATCACCGCGAAGGAATCGCTCAGGGGTATCCGATGGGACCTGATCTCTTTAAGAATGATATCCATGCCAAGTAAGAAGCTCGCCTTTATAAATGGCAGACCACAATTAGTTGATGCCAATGCTCGTGTTAGATCGGAGGCGGATAGGCAGTACAACCGTGTGCGGAATGAGCAGCAGTCGGACTACCTTAAGTTCTATCACAGTAATGAATGGAAGCAGCTGCGTGAGCAGATATTGATTAGAGACAACAGTTTATGCCAACGCTGTGGCCTGCAAGCCTCATTAGTTGATCATATTGTTCCAAGCGAAGATGACTGGGAAGACCGCACGAACGCGGATAATCTGCAGGCTTTATGCAAGGACTGCCACTATTGGAAGACGAGACGTGAGACAACCAAGCGTAAGAAGGGACAGCATCGAGCCATGAAGATTACAGTAATCGTTGGCTATCCAGCAAGTGGCAAGTCAACGTACGTCAAGCGACATCAAGGACAGCATGACCTCGTCTATGATTACGACCATCTCATGACGGCCTTAACAGGCCTGCCATTACATCAGGGCAATATAGACGCCAATGATTATGTGCAGCTAATCTATGAACTGATACTGCGGAAGCTTAAAGCAGAACAGACCTTCGACCATGTATGGTTAGTCATGACATATCCAGATGATAAGCTAGACACGTTGCTTGCTAGTCGAGATGTCGAACACATACTCATCGACACTGACCGAGACACATGCATGCAGAGACTGTCTAAGCAAGGTCGAGATGTGAGTCAACTCATCAAAGCGATGAACAAACTTGATGAATTGAAATCACAAAACAAATTTAAAAAATTCAAAGAAATAAAAAATTAAAAAACAAATTTTCGATAATTTATCGGGCAACTTCACGGGCTGGAAACGGCTAGACTCCCCTTCCATTTTTATCGGGGGTTACATTTCTTGGAACGGAAGAACGGTCGACCTGTTTTTTGCACCCCAAATTGTAACGATTTTTAGGGGGTAGGAGGTCAATAAGACCCATTTTATATAGATATTAGGAGGTGAAGTGGGAAATGGCTGGAAAATACAAAGTGTTGCAAATGTCGAAGGGTGATTTGACCAAAGAACGGCAGGAAGCCAAACTACATGCGGAATTGATGGCCAAAGATGGCATTCCAAAACTTCAGGTAACACCACCTAATCATCTTGACCCAATCGCAAAACAAGAATACAAGCGAATCATCGAATCCTTGGGGACCTTACCACTTAGAAATCTCGATCGCGCCGAGTTGGAAAACTATTGTACATGGTATTCGGTTTACAAAAACACATCGGTCAACATGAAGCTGGCTTTAAAGAATGGAGATCAAGATGAGTATTATGCATACGTTGGCATATTGAATAAAGCAACGGCAAATATTAAAAGTCTAGCCAGTGATCTTGGTCTTAATGTCAATAGCCGGATGCAGATGAGCATGCCTAAGACCGAAGCACAGAAAAATGATTCAATCATTGATACTTTTGGCTGACTGCGATGGAGGTGATGTTGGTTGTCAAAATTTAAGGATCCAATGCCTAATTTCATAAAGCGTGTGCTGGACGGTCGTCTTATTACCTCTAAGGCAGTTAATCTCGCAGTGAAACGGCATCAAGAAGACTTGAAACGAACAGATTGGCGATGGCATTATGATCCAAATCTAGCGGGAAAGGCAGTTAAATTTATGGAAATTCTGCCGGAACCAAAAAGTGGGAAACCACAGCCATTAGCACCGTTTCAGAAATTCATTATTGGCAGTATATATGGCTGGGTTGATAAAGATGATTCAAATATAAGGCGATTTACCGATGTGTTCATTTCGATGGCACGAAAAAACGGTAAGTCGCTTTTGATTTCTGGCGTCATTCTGTATGAGTTTCTGTTCGGAAAGAATCCAGCCAACAAACGGCAATTATATACCGCTGCTAATGATCGCAAGCAGGCCGGCATTGTATTCGGAATGGTCAAAGATCGACTACGTGCGCTCATGCGGAAAGACCCTGGTATCAAACGAATGGTTAAGATTACGCGAGATGAACTTGTCAATTTAGACGACGGGTCAACAATTCGTTCATTCTCTCGTGATACAGGACTTGTCGATGGCTATGAACCCCACGTTGCGGTGGTTGACGAATATGCCAATGCTAAAACAACAGATATGATTGAAACCCTTGCCTCAGGGCAGGTGTTACTGCCTAGTTATCTGACGTTCATCATTTCAACAGCTGGATTCGACATGAACGTGCCGATGTTTCAACAAAATTATCCGTATGCCAAAAAGGTGTTGTCCGGTGAAGAAAAGGCAGAACGCTATTTTGCATTTATTGCTGAACAAGACAACGTACAAGAGGTTGATGAACCCAATTCTTGGATCAAATCGAATCCGCTACTTGACGTTGATACCTTACACGGCCAAATCAGTGATTATCTGACGACTAAGTTAGCTCAAGCTCGTGCTGATGGCAGTCTAAACGCTAAATTAGTCAAAAACTTCAATATTTGGCGACAAGCTACAGAAGACAGTTATCTAGATTTCGATGCTTGGAAAGCGGCAGAGCTGACCGACAAGCCTGATATTCGTGGGCAAAGAGCATGGATTGGCATTGATGTCGGTCGTACAAGCGATCTATTCGCTATTTCTTGGCTAATTCCCCAAGAGGGCTGGTGGTGGCTTGATGGTTATGCATTTGTTGCTTCAAAAGGTGGCATCGATAACAAAATCAAGACAGATCGGATTGACTACTTGGCTGCTGAACAACACGGCGAAGGCGAGATCAGCAACTTAGAGTCAGGTATCATTGACAACGATCGGGTATATGAATGGCTCGAAGACTTCATTGAACGCAATGACATAGATGTTCAAGGTATCATGTACGACCCTTATCAATTTGGGCCAATGCTAACGGCAATTGAGAAGAATCATCCTGAGTGGCCGATGGTACAGGTGCGACAAGGAACGTTGACACTGTCAATGCCAACTAAGCAGTTCCGCGATGATGTTATAGGCGGTCGCATAAAGCATTCAGATAATCGCATTATGCAGGCCGCCGCAATGAACGCGGTTCTAATGTCTGACAACAACGGCGTCCGTATTAATAAGAATAAGTATGCTAACAAAATAGACATGATTGATGCCACGCTTGATGCTTATGCCATCGCTTTTAAGGAAGACTTGGACAACTATTTGGACGACGATCGTGTGTTTAGTGACGACTTTGGCTTTTAGGAGGTGAGAACGTGAATGGAAAACTAGCTAACTTTTTCAGAATTCTTGGCGCAAATATGGCTGGAATTGCCACTGTTTTAGGCTTCATTTTAGCTGGATATGGGGCTTTTTTGATCAATAGGCCTACTGGATTCATGGTTTGCGGCGGATTGTTGTTTGTACTCGCCTTTATTCTGCTGCTTCCTGATAACGAAGGGAGGTGAGATGAATGAAGCTATTTCGAGGATTGGCAACCGAAGTAGACCCTCACTGGGCAGATCATTTGCTTGATTCTGGGGTGATTCCATCATTTCGAGGTGGATACCTTGGCATTTCTGCCTTACGGAATTCTGACGTGCTTACGGCTGTATCGATTGTTTCGGGTGATGTTAGTCGTTTTCCGCTAGTAATCACGGACAGCTCAACCGATGAAGTTGTTGACTTAGCCAATATTGAATACTTGATGAATACGAAGGTAAATAAGCGGCTGTCGGCTTATCAGTGGAAATTTTCCATGATGGTCAATGCAATTTTGACTGGCAATGCTTATTCGCGTATTGTGCGCGATCCGATAACCAACGAACCAGCTATGTTTGAGTTCTATGCCCCATCACAGACGCAGGTGGACACAAGCGACCCCGATAACATCATCTACCGTTTCACGCCTTACAATTCTAGCATGCAAAAAATATGTGGATTTGAGGACGTCATTCACTGGAAGTTTTTCTCATACGACACACTCATGGGGCGTTCACCGCTGTTGTCGCTCGGTGATGAAATTGGACTGCAGGAGTCAGGCGTTTCAACGTTACAGAAGTTCTTCAAGAGCGGCTTGAAGGGATCAATTATCAAAGCAAAGGAGAGTCGCCTGTCCGCCGAAGCACGTCAGAAGATTCGTGAAGATTTTGAAAGGGCACAGGCAGGTGCTGATGCTGGATCGCCAATTATAGTTGACGCAACGATGGATTATCAGCCGTTGGAAGTTGATACCAACGTTCTTAATCTGATTAACAGCAATAACTATTCAACAGCGCAGATTGCGAAGGCTTTGCGGGTGCCAGCGTATCGATTAGCCCAAAACAGTCCCAATCAGTCAGTTAAACAGCTTGCTGATGACTATATTCGCAATGATCTTCCATTTTACTTTGAGCCGATTACAAGTGAGTTTGAATTAAAGCTGCTTGATGACGCGCAACGGCACCAATATTGCATAGGATTCGACACAAAATCAGTAAATGGATTGCCGATTGCTGACGTAAATACAGCAGTTAATGGCGGACTGTGGACTGGAAACGAGGGACGTGCGGAGCTTGGAAAGAAACCGTTAAAAGACCCGAACATGGATCGTATTCAGTCGACACTTAACACAGTATTTCTTGATCAAAAGGCAGCATATCAAGCTGAACATGCAGCAGAATTGAAGGGAGGTGATACTAATGCCAAAGGAAATCAGAATGGCAGCGGCACCAATGCAAATTCGTGATGGTGATGATGATCATCCTGCCGTTATTGAGGGCTATGCCCTTAAGTTCGACAGGCAATCCGAGATTATGGGCAGTGGTGAGCTGAGTTTCCGCGAACACATTGACCCACACGCACTGGACAATGCGGACATGAGTAACGTTGTTGCGCTATTTAATCATGACCAGAACCAAGTGTTAGGCCGCACGGGAGTCAATTTAGAGCTGACGGTTGATGAAACGGGGCTCAAATATACGTTGACACCTCCAGATACACAGCTTGGGCGTGATTTGTTAGAAAATGTTCGCCAGGGAATCATCAGCCAGTCAAGTTTTGCATTCACGATTGCACCAGACAAAGGTGCACAGAAGTGGCAAAAATCTAACGAACGTGGTGTGAAGTATGACCGCACTATCAACAATATTGATCATTTGTTCGATGTCTCTCCAGTAACCACGCCAGCATATCCGGATACTGAGGTAAAGGTCGGAGCACGATCGTTGGAACAGATAAAAGCGCTAGATCAGCCGCCAGAATGGGAACTTAAGCGGCGTAAGATGCTTTATCAATTGAATAAAGAGGACTTGCTCAAAGGCATCGAATAATCGGTGCCTATTTTTATACAAAAAATAAGGAGGGTCACTAGATGACTTTAGATGAAAAATTAGCTGCTGTTAAGAAGCAACTTGACGAAAAGCGTTCAGCGTTGCCAGCTATGAAGACAGAACTTCGTTCTTTACTTGAAGGTGAAGATTCCGAGGAAAACCTGAAGAAGGCAGAAGGCGTTCGTGCCAAGTATGATAAAGCTGGCAAAGAGATCAAGGATCTTGAAGAAAAACGTGACTTATACGAGGCTGCGTTGAAAGGCAATGAACAGCCGAGTGGTAAGAAGCCCGATCATACGGAAGAGCATAGCTATCGCGATGCATTGAATGCTTATTTGCATACTCGTGGTCGTAATACTGATGGCGTCAATTTTGAAAAGACAGAAGCTGGTGAATTTGCAATTTTTCGTAACAGTCCTACCGATGCCAGTGATGCGGTAAATGCCGGTGTCAAGGCTGCAGATGCGGCCGCGACCATTCCGGAAACCATTAGCAACAACCCGCAACGTGAATTGCAGACTGTTGTTGATCTGAAACCTTTCACGAACGTATTCCAAGCCTCTACACAAAAGGGCACTTACCCAACAGTTGCAAATGCTACAACCAAGATGGCTACTGTTGCCGAGTTGGAAAAGAACCCAGCAATGGCAAAACCGAACTTCAAATCGATCGACTGGTCTGTTGAAACGTATCGTCAGGCTCTTCCAGTTTCACAGGAATCTATTGACGACTCCGCAATTGATTTGGTTGGCCTGATTGCCCAGAACGCACAACAAATTAAGGTCAATACGACTAACGGTGCTGTTGCAACTCTGCTGAAAGGCTTCACTGCCAAGACGATCTCTAGCGTTGATGATTTGAAGCATATTAATAACGTTGATTTAGATCCTGCATATTCTCGTGTAATTATTGCTTCACAGAGTTTCTACAATTTCTTGGACACAGTTAAAGATGGCAATGGCCGCTACTTGCTGCAAGACAGCATCTTGACCCCGTCTGGCAAGAGCGTTCTTGGCATGCCGATTGCTGTTGTGTCTGACGACACGTTGGGGGCAGCAGGCGAAGCACACGCCTTTTTGGGCGACATCAAGCGGGCAATTCTGTTTGCTAACCGCGCAGACTTCATGGTTCGCTGGGTTGATGACCAGATTCACGGTCAATATTTACAAGCTGGTATGCGTTTTGGTGTATCCGCTGCTGACGAAAAAGCAGGGTACTTCCTCACATATACCCCAAAAGCGTAACGCCTGACGGAGTGACTTTGAGCCAGAAAACGTTCACGGGTGGTGTCGGTGCCACAAAAGATATCACGGTGACAGTCACTCCTGATGGCGCTCCTCAAGCAGTCGAAGCTGTGTCGAGCGATGAAAGAGTCGCTACGGTTGTTAAGAAGGCCGATGGTATTTACACCATTACCAATCTGGCAGCGGGTGCAGCGACAATCACATTTAGCACTAATGGCATCAGCTCAACACTTGCCGTTACTGTTAACGCTGGGTAGGTGATTGCTCTTGGCAGATACTACGCTTGACAAAAGTCCACTAACTGATGAACAGTTTCAGGTTCTGAAAATGTACTTGAAAGTTGATCAGACAATCGAAGACCCAATGATTATGCAACTGGTGCATGACGCTTGTGGTGAAATCAGTTCGGCTATTAGTTTTGGATCAAATCCGGAACAATTTCTAAGCAATCCAGAAACTCGGGATCGTTTCTTCACAGCGCTCATGAAGCAAGTGAAGGAAGACTATGACTACCGAGGTATGGGTGCTGAAGTCATGCGCTTTCCGTTGCAAACATCAACCACAAATATCATCAATCAGCTTCGCTCAGAATTGCCGGAAGAGGATGGTGATTCTGATGCGGACTAATCGAATGACTGAAAGAATTGCGTTCGTCAGCTATGAGTCAAAAAAGGTTAACGGAGTTGCGGTTGATGGTGTGCTCGTTAAGCATATGACGGTTTGGGCGGAAGTTCCTAAGGTACCAATCAGAGAAGCAAATGATCCACAGACAAAGTTAGGCACTCGCAAAGACAGCCCAACTTTTTTAGTGCGATTTTTGACCGCAGAGGAAATCCAACCAACTTGGCGAATTCAGTGGCGTGGGAAGGAATATCAAATCACGGGTCTTGATCCTGATTACGAGAGGCGCGATCTGACAACGATTACGGCAAAGGTGGTGAGCTGATGGGCGTAAAAGTCACAGGGGATGCTGAACTGCTTGCTAATCTTAACAAGCTCCAATTTGGAGTTGCAAAAGAAGCTCGAGCGGCTGTCCGAGATGGCGCACAAAAGTTTGCCGACAAGCTAAAAAGCAATACGCCTGAGTGGGACGGCGAGACTGATATGAGCGGACATCTGAGAGATGACATCAAGCTTTCAAGTGTCCGTGAAACGAGTGGCTTAACAGAAGTAGACGTTGGATATGGTAAAGATACCGGCTGGCGTGCTCACTTTCCAAACTCGGGCACTTCAATGCAGGATCCGCAGCATTTCATTGAAGAAACCCAAGAAGTCATGCGGCCAGTTGTTATTGCTGCTTTCCTAAGCCACTTGAAGGAGGCGGGACGTAATGGCGCCTGAAAAACGTGTTTATGACATCCTGTCAGCCAATTTGGATATTGCTGACAAGGTGTATATAGGTACCCCGAACTTCAATAACCAGACTAGCGCAACTCCCGAGAGTCTAGCTCCATGGGTGAGAATCACTTATTTGCCCGGTGATGCTGCTGACTATGCTGACGATTCTAGGATTCTAGAGTATCCGAAAGTACAAGTAGATTTTTGGGTGGGTATAACGGACTGGGATCAACAAGAAAAAATAGAAACACAGATATATCAAGCACTACATGCGGCTGACTGGGAAAGGTATTATCGCAACTCCTACGTTGATGGCGATACCCCAGCCCTTCGCATGACAACAGGATACTTTCAGTTTCAAGGACTGCCGATTGGCTAGCCCTTTTCATTTTCCTAAAGGAGGATTTTAAATATGGCAGATACTGGTGCAACAACTAATAAGAAGTTAGCAAAATTTGGGGCTTCGGCCTTTGAATACGGGGTTGTCGGTGATGACGACTTTGTACAAAAAACACGAAAGATTCAAGGCTTATCTAGTGTGAAATTGGATATTAAAACAGAGCAAAAGACGTTGTCCGCTGATGACGGCCCGTACTTGATTCTTTCCGGTGGCATCACAGAAGCAACCGAAACAATCGAAATGTACGATGTTGATTCCGTTATGAAGTCTGATTTATTTGGCATTAAGGTTGTTAATGGGGTTGAAGTATATCCAAAGAATCTTAGCCCTAATTACGTCGCGACTTTGTTCCGCACGAAGCTTTCAAATGGCAAGTACGTTTGGGTTGGTATGCTCAAGGGAATGTTCTCACTTCCGAACGTTGATACCAAGACTGTTGACGGCACACCAGATCCAAGTGCTGACAGTATCGAAGGATCATTTATTCCTCGAGGTGACCAAGATACCGGCAATGTTGTGTTGATTGGTCGTGAAGACAACGATGGATTCAAATTTGATACCTTCCACGGCTATGTATTCCCTAAGGAAGCTAAAGACGCCACTATTTCCGCAGTTGGTGTCGGTGTCTAAAAAGTGTAAGTTGATCCGGCTAATGCCGTGAATAAACAAGTTACTTTCAAAACGTCAGATCCCACAGTTGTCACCGTTTCCAGTGATGGAACTGTGGCTTAGCAATGAACTCGTCGCCTTGTAAATGCACAATACGCGAACAGCGGGCGGCTTATACCTAAGGAGATTAAGCATGGCATATCAAATTAAACTAAATATCAAAGGCGAAACGTGCGTGTTCACACGAAATGGAGAGCCAACATTACGTGATACTACGAACGCCTTGAAAGTGCAGCAACAACAATTGCGCATGCTAAACCGTAAAGATGGCCCTTCAAACGATGATTACGATGAGAACGAGAAAAACTTAGCCAAATTTGCGGTTGATTTCTGGAAAAACCAGTTTACTACCGATGATGTTATTGATGGCTCGTCTATTTCTTTGAAATCGCTGGATTCAATCAATGATGCCATTGGCGATTCTCTAAGCGATGGCGAAGAGGATAAGAAGGACACAGCAAAAAAATCACCGAAGCGGACGTCAAAGAAGCCATTAGCAACCTTGACGACTTCTACAAAGCAAGGCTCTCTGAAGGCTACCGATTAGCTGACGTTGATGCTATGACGCTCCGCGATATTGAAAAACTTAACCAGATTTACGAGGAACGGGAGACCACGATCGACAAGGCCTTTCCGTTCCTTTTCTAGTTCTATGAAAGGAGGTAAAACATGTTAGGAAATCTCGGACAAATTGCGGCTACCGTAAGTTTGAACATTGATCCGTTTCAAGTAAGCCAGCGAGTTTTGAATTCTTCAATTAAAGCAACTGCCGCTGAGTTGCGGGCTCAAGATGCTGCGTTTAAGGGCTCTGAAAAGTCTATCAACAACATGCGTTCCACCTATGACACATTGAGCCGCCAGTCAAAGAACTACCAAGCTCAGCTTCAGAAACAGCGAGAACAGTATGATGAAAATTCAAAAGCAGTTGAGAAACTTAACAAAGATGAGACAGCATCACAAGAAAAAATTGACCGAGCTACAAAACTGCAAGCTAATGCCGCCTCACAGTACAATCGAACTGCAGCCGCTGCTGCGCAAAATGAAAATCGAATGGCGGCCTTACGCAAAGAGATTGCGCTGCAAAGTGACGGCTGGACTAAAGTATCAAACGGTGCATCAAAGTTTGCGTCTGTCACTGAAAAGGCAAGCTCTAAGCTAACTAGTTTCGGATCAACGATGACAAGGGCGGTAACTGCTCCAATTGCCATTGGGTTTGTGGCAGCAGCTAAATCTGCCATTGATTTCAACAGCCAAATTCAAGCGATGGGGCCCTTGCTAACAAATGGGGGTGCGATTACTGCCAAGTATCGTGCGCAACTTGATCAACTAGCATCAGCATCTAAAAAGTGGTCGGTTGAATATGGCGTTTCCACGGCTGCAATTAACGACGGCATGTCAGAAATGATCAAACGTGGCTATACTGCTGCGCAAACATTAGGCGCAATGCCTGCAGTTCTCAATGCGGCAAAAGCGTCTGGCGATGACTTCAACGATGTTATGCATGTTTCTACATCCGTTTTGGAGCAATTTGGTCTAAAGACAGAATCAACAACGGGCATGCTTAAAAACACGTCTCGCGTTACAGACACTCTTACCTATATTGCGAACGCTACTGCAGCAGGGTTCCAAGATATGGGCGAGGCAATGACGTATGTCGGGCCTTCTGCTCATGCTGCTGGTATTTCACTCGAAGAAACAGCGGCTGCTATTGGTATTATGAGCAACAAAGGGATTGAAGGATCAGTTGCTGGCACAGCATTACGTGGTGCTTTAACAAGACTGTTGAAGCCTTCTAAGCAAAACCTTCAAGGCTTTAATGAATTAGGCATATCTGTTGCTGATTTCAAAAAAGGAACGCTAACTCTTCCAGAGATTCTTGACAAAATCAAGAATAACACTAAGGGGTGGACGGACCAGCAACGTGCTTCTGCAGTAGCGTTGGCTTTTGGCACTGAAGCGCAAGCCGGCATGAATGCCTTAATTAGTGCAGGTGGCGGTGAGCTACGCAAATATACCAGTGAAGCTGAACATGCTAGCGGAACAACTGCCAAAATTGCTAACCAGTTAAACAATACGGATGCCGCCAAATTGAAGAGATTTCAAGAGTCGATTCATGTTTTAGGAATTGAAGTAGGTCAAAAGCTTCTACCGACGCTGACTCCTCTTATCAAAACAGCAACCGATGTTGTCAATGCCTTTGCAAAAATGGACAGCGGTACGCAACAAACCATTATTAAATTTGCAGCGTTTGCGGCAGTTGTAGGGCCAGCTAGTTCTCTTATCGGTGGAGCTCTTAAGCCCGTTGTTGCTTTGAGCAAAGGAATATCTGGAATTGCGGGAGTCATTGGGCGAGCATCCGTAGCCGCAAAACTTGGCGGCACTGCAATGGATGTGCTCAAGTCTGGCTTTAGTAAGACAGCCTTTGAAGCATTGAAGGTTGCGCCTGCAGCGGCTGCGGCAGCAGATGGTGCTTCTGGAATGGGAGCGGCCATGGGCGGAGCCGCAGCGAGCGGAACAGGTTTGCTAGCGGCATTGGGGCCAATCGTCCCAGTTGTTTTAGGTGTGACAGCAGTCGTCGGTGCCGGTGTAGCCATCTGGGAATTGTGGGGCAAAAAGGCTCTTGAATCTGCTGACAGAACTTCACGATGGGGTACTGATATTGGTGCCGATGCCGACCGATCTGCTTCCAAAATGAAAGATGCCTCTGGGGCAATTTCTGGTGCTTTTGATGATACAAACCACACAGTCACCCAGAATGCTAAGACGATCTCTAAAGGGTTCGACGATTTAACAAAAGCTGCAAAACAAGCCGCTGATCAATCTGAGACAGCAGCGAAGAAATTGGCTAAGAGCCTCGGCGGTGAAGCAGCAGAAAACATTGAAAAGCAGGCCGCTAAGGAAAAAGCCGCTAACGCTAAGCGAATCAAAGAGATGGAAAGCAACAACGAAAAGGCCCAAGCCATTACTGCATCGTTTAACAAGAGCGGAGCGCAGATGACGGCTGACCAGTATCAACTGTTGGATAACTACCGTCGTAAAAATGCCGCACTGGCTATCAAGACGCTGCAGATTTCTGGATCGCAACAGAATAATGTGCTCAAGGCTGTTCTTGGTGAGAGAACTCGAATGTCTAAGAGTGCTGCCCTAGAGCAGTATCAAGATATGTGGAACGCCTCTAACAAAGAAAACAGTGCCTATAAGGCGGCACAGGACAAGATCAACACCGAGTACAAGAATGATACCGCCATGCGTAACACAGCACTTGAAGGCTTAGAAAAAGACCACCAGAGCAAAATGAAAGTCATCTATGCTGGCGCAATTCAAGCCATGAAAGCGCAAGGAACATCGCGCTCAGAAATGCTAGCGGAACTTCAAACCGACTTCCACCTGACAAGCTCACAAGCCGAGTCTGCTATGAGCAGTTATGAGAAGTCTATGGCCAAAGGGGTAAAGAGTAATCGAGACTTTGCGGCCGCAACTGAAGGATTTGGTAAAGCGGCTCAAGAGGCCGGTGATCACTGGAATAGTCTTGTTTTTGATCCCAAGACTGGGAAGGTGAAGACAAATCTTCCTGAAGTGTTGAAAGATACGGCCAGCACTAAAAAAGGTTGGCAGCAACTTAAATTCGATTTAAAGAATGCCAAGATCACCTCTAATGCCAAGCAAATGATTGTTGAAGCACTTGCTTCTTCTAAACAATGGCAGAAATTGAGCGTTCCCGAAAAGAATGCAATTATCCGTACTCAGGGGCGTGAACAGCTTGCTGATATTATGGATAAGTTTGTTTCCTGGAATAGTCTGTCGCTTAAGGATCAGCAAGCAATTGTGAAGGGCGATTACACGCCTTTAGTAAATGCTTTAGTCAAGAGTGGAGACTGGAACAATCTCACCTTGAAACAGCAAGAAGCCATTGTTAAAGATAAAGCAACAGCGCCATTAGTATCTTCACTTCAGCAAACCGGCGAGTGGCAGAAGCTCGACTTAAAAGTTCAAGAAGCGATTGTCAATGCTAAAGGCAAGAAAGATCTTGAAGACATCCTTTTTGACATGGGAGTTTGGAACAAGCTTCCAAATACGCAGAAATATGCAACCCTAGTTTCTTTTGGTAAGCAAGACATCGCTGATATTATCGATCAGCTAAATTTGTGGAATACACTTACACCAAAAGAAATCCAGGCTGTAGCAAAGGGCGATACCAGCTCTTTGGTGGCTGCTATTGATAAAGCAAATGACTGGAATCGATTAACTCTTGGCCAGCTAGAAGCAATCGTTAAAGATAAAGCTTCTGCAGGCTTAGTCCAGGCCATGATCAAAACCGGAGAGTGGAATGGCCTATCAGTAGAAGAAAAAACTGCTATTATGCAGACCAAAGGCAAAGCACAGCTTGCTGATATGGTTATTCAGTATGGATTGTGGGATAAACTGCCAAACTCAACCAAGAGCCTATTGATGAACGACACAGATGCGCGCACTAAGCTTGAAAAGGCTGGTGTTGCAATTGATCAGTACAACTTATTCAAGAATCCAAACACCAAGCACACGACTGCAAAGGATGATTCAGTAGGTTCCACAATTGCTAATGTCAAAAAAATTATTGAGGAAGGGAATAACGTTAATCCAACTACCAAGCATACAAAGGCCACTGATGATTCTGTAGGCTCAACAATTGCTTGGACTAATAGCTTAATCGCAAATCATAACACAGCTCACAATCCGAACCTTAAGCATACAAAGGCCACTGATGATTCAGTGGCTGGCGTGGTTGGCGGTGTAAATGCGATTCTTGATGATCACAACCGAAATCACAATCCAGTAACTAAGCATACAAAGGCTCAAGACAATTCGAGTAGCATTATTTCACATGCAACAAGCATTTGGAAAGGCTTTGGCGGTAGTGAAACAGTCAACAAAACGGTTAATTTCTTTGCCAACGGCTTAGACGCAATCAAAAAAATGTTCAAGGCAACTGGCGATTCAAACTTTATTGGGGGATTAGCAGTTGTTAACGATGCTCCTAGTACGCGTTATAAGGAAGTCGTAACTCTACCAAATGGTGTTAAGTTTGTTGCTCAGGGTCGGAATGTTGCGCTGCCTTTGCCTCGACATACAAAAATTGAAACTGCCATGCAGTCCACAAGAAACTACTCGATTCCACGTTTTGCTGGTGGCACCACAGACTTCGGAGGCGCTGCTAATAGAATAAACCAATTGAATCCGCAAACCTTTGTTACCAGCATTTCTAGTGGTAGCAATAGTCGTGTTGAGGATTTGCTAGCAAGACTGATCGAATTAACAACTTATCAGATTAGTAACCCGTCTGTCCCTGAAGGTAAGGTTGTTCTCGACAATGGGCGTGAAGTAGGACGGTGGCTGTATCCAACAATAAATAAATTGAAAAACAGAGACACTATTCTAAGTAATAGAAGAAGGGGGATTTTCTAAGTGGCAAATTTAATATTTGGAGGTCATAAGATTGGCAGTTCCTCTCTTCAATTTAGTGCGGCCCGTGGTGTTTTTTCTGAAGTTGAGAATACAACCAATCCTGTCGGTGCATCGGACGGAGAAATGCTGGTTCGAAGCCACCTTAAGTCTAGAATCATTCCAGTGACTTATGATTTTGTGGCGCTATCTCGTCGTGAATTTGAACGACAGTTAGCGCCACTACTTTATAGCACGGATGTTCAGAAGCTAATCATTGATGATCGCCCTGATGAATTTTGGTATGCAAAAGTTGACGGCAAGATCGACATGGACCGAGCTTATTTTCTTGGCACTGGTACTATTAATTTTCTGGTCCCCGATGGCATCGCCCACTCGGTAGCCACGAAGACGGCTGACAACATGCCATACAAGGACGTACCAATGAACATGCTGGTCGACTCCGGATTCGAATCGGGTAAAACACCATCAGGGATTGCTTGGGGTGACGCAAAACTTGATGACAGGATATTCTCCGTAGTTGAGCAATCTGATGTAACATATCCATCACCAATGGGTAAATTTATGCTTGAAGTTGCAAATTTAAGCACAGATCCAGCAACAAGCTCAGATCAATATGCTTATTATCCAATCACACCTGTTCTTATCAAGAAGGGTGAAACGTGGACATATAGTTATTATTATGCAAGCGCAGGGTCCGCTACTGGACAAGCATCAGACTTTTTTCTGACAAACGAAGGCCCGCTTTTTGAACTATCAATGGGACAAGTTTCACGAGAAACTTCGGGGGATCAAACAACGTGGCATCGTTTTGTAAAAACGTGGACAGCGGACAGAGACGTCACTGTAACCGATTTGCGCTTTGGCTTTATTAAAACATCAGCAATTCCGGGCTGGGTTTGCACTGATAATATTAAGCTAGAACAAGAACCCACCGTTTCTCCTTGGTCGCCTAACCCGGCTGATCCTGAATACTATACCAACACCATCACAGTGCCTAATGCTGGGACTTATCCATCTGAACCAGTTATCAAGGCTACTATCAATGGTGATGACGGCGTGTTAACTGCTATTAATGATCAGGGCGGTGTGCTACAGTTCGGCTCTCCCGATGAGACTGATGGTTTTGTGAAGCAAAAGTCTGAACGCGTTTATCATCTCGATTTCAATCAGACACCGATAGGGGTAACACTCAATAATGGGGTTACGGCTTTTCCTTACTATGAGCATGGCAATGATGCCAATGTCCAGTCGGGACCGTTTGGATATAAAGATGGTATTGCCTACCCGTCCACACAAAGAACGCACTCCAATTACTGGAATGGGCCTTCAATGAGCGGCACCATTCCGAAAAATTCAAATGGCTCCAACACGGCTAATTTTAAGTTTGTCAATCGTGTCAATGTTGGGACAACTGCCGCAGAAGTAGGCCGTTTCGAGTTCAATTTGACGTATCAAGGCAAGATTGTTGCTTCTCTTGCGCTGTTTGATGATAGTGCTTCAAACGACCAGTGGGTCTTCTCCGGCACAGTCTATGATGGCCGCCAAGCACAGATGATATTTTGGGACTTACTGCCACGCAATTACTATCGTGACGGCAACTATAATGCCGTTATCACAAAAATGGGTGATCAGTTAACCTTCCGTTTGGATCGCATCGATTTAGGCGATGGCGGCATTGAGACACGGACGGTATCAGGATTTTCTAAAGTACCGATTGATGGCTGGACAGCATGGTTCCCGGGATTCTCCGATCAACGTGGTTGGTCAATTAACTGGCAAGACAGCTACTTTGAGTGGATCAACGTTGATTACTGGGATGATATTCCTAACCGCTTCAAAGACGGGGACGTTGTGCAAATTGATGTTGCTAATCGGCGTGTTCTTGTCAATGGTGCAGAAGATCGGACACTGCAAACAATCGGCAATGATTGGGGCGGCTTCAAGATTCAGCCCGGCAATAACACCATCGAATTGCTCACATCAAGCTGGGCAAAGCAGTGTAAGGCTGAAGTATCTTGGCAGGAGGCATGGCTATGAAAGATTTTTATTTTGTGGATAGATCATGGCATCTGTTAGGGATTGCAACTGCTGGCGGTGGTGGCACAATCCACATTGTCGATGATACTGATGATCAGCTTATCTCAGCAGGTGCTCGCACCTATTCAGGAACCATTCGGTTCACTACTGAACTATCGTCCAAGGTTCAAGCAATGGCAGCACGTGGCAATTACATTTTGTATATGGATGAGCGCAATAAAGCAGTCTTTATGACAATTATGGAATCAAGTCATGATCCGCTTGCTGGTGAGGACACATTCACTGCTGAAGATGCTGGTATTGATTTGATTAACGAGACCGTTGGCCCCTATAAAGCTCAACAAGCAATGGGGATTGCCGATTATATTAAGCTGTTCACGAATGACTCAGGTTTTGAAATCGGTCTTAACGAGATCCCTGATTTGAAGCGGACGCTTGAATGGACTGGCGAGTCTGACACAACTTTAAATCGTATTATATCTGTTGCGACTCAGTTTGATAATGCTGAACTAGACTTTAGTTTCGATGTGTCTGGAACAACGGTTGTGCGCCGCTTAATCAACATTCATAAGCGCATAGGTGCTGATAGAAACATCACGCTGTATGTGGATAAAGACATCAACAAAATTGTGACGTCCGGCAGTATTTATGATCTCTATACGGCCGTCACACCGACAGGTGGCACACCTGAAAGCAAAGATGGCGAGACCGTTGATCAACAGCCAATCACACTTGAAGGTTATCAGTGGACAGATCCCGATGGTCGTTACGTGTTAACGAAAGAGGGAGTTTTGCTAGATCCGGTAGCCAACCAAACATGGAGCAGGCTTTTGGCTAAGGGTGGTGCACCGAGTGTCAATGCAGCGTATATCAATCGTGTTGTCACTTATACGGCTACTTCGCAAGCGACTTTGCTTCAATCTGCACTCTCTGATCTTAAGGCTCACAATCATGAAGCAGTCAATTACGAGACCGACATTGCTGTGCTGCCACAAAATATCAACATTGGTGACACAATTCATTTAGCTGACGAGGATGAACACTTGTATCTGTCGGCTCGCTTGCTAGAACTCAAATCAAGCTATTCGATGGATACGCACACAGCAACATTGGGAGACTACCTTATTGAACATGATCAGGTAGCAGCCCAATATCGGCAACTTGCTGAGCAGATCAAAAATTTGCCTAAAACAATCCAATACTATCCGTGGATTCGGTATGCCGATGATGACAAGGGCACCAACATGAGTGCTTTGCCAGCTGGCAAGAAGTACATGGCTATTGTTCCCAATGCCAAGTCATCCGTTCCAAGTGACGATCCGGCTGATTACGCTGGCAAGTGGGCATTGATTCAAGGACCAAAAGGTGATACTGGTGTTGGTGTCCCGGGCCCTAAGGGCGCTGATGGCCGTACTGCCTACGCTCACTTTGCTTATGCAAACAGCCAAGACGGCAAGGCCGACTTTTCAACAACTGATTCTAATCGCAAGTATATTGGTTTCTACAGCGACTTCACATCTGGCGACAGCACGAATCCAAGTGACTATAACTGGTCACTGATTAAGGGTGCGGACGGTGCTGATGGTAAAGATGGGGTGCCAGGGAAACCGGGTGCCGATGGCAGAACACCGTACTTCCATATTGCCTATGCTGATAGCAGTGACGGTAGAGTGAACTTTTCGCTCGATACCCCCGGCTCTCGCAAGTACATCGGTAGTTATACAGACTTCACACAAGCTGATAGCGCCAATCCAGCTACTTATAGTTGGCAACTAGTGCAAGGGCCAAAGGGCAGCGACGGTAAGGGAAGCTATACACACGTTGCATACGCTAACAGTATTGATGGCAAAACAGACTTCTCGACTACTAATGGTAATGGGAAAATGTATCTTGGCATATATGTTGACCAGACCCAAGCGGAGAGTACCGACCCAACTAAATACTCATGGGCATTGTTCAAAGGTACTGATGGTCGTGACGGCAAAGATGGTAGCGATAATGTGCCCGTTATTACCGTTGGTGCAACTTATCCAACCGGTCCTAAAAAAGGCGATATGCATTGGCTGACTGATAGCAGCGGTGTTGTAACGGGATATTATACCTATGATGGGACTAAATGGAACCCTTATAAAATCGACGCTAAGATTCTTTCGGCAGAAACATTTAACGGCATGACCTTCAATGGGGTTACTTTTACCGGGTCTAAGTTCATTTCTTCATTTAAAGGTGTCAAACCCGATGGCGTTGCTGACTATACCGTCCACGGGACAACCATAATGGCCGATGGCAAGATCGTCACAGATACGTATTCGGATACTAACAACAGTCAGGTGACGCATACCGAACTCAGCCAATTTGGCTTGCTAAGTCAAATTTATAACAAAGGTACACTGATGGATAGTGCGCAACTGTCGTTAGGTATGTTAACGCTAAGCGGCAACTATCAAACTGCCAGTAACAAGCCATTGGAGTGGATCACAAGCAGTTTAGACGCTTTAAAAGTCTTGCAATTAGCAAATAATAACTTGCTTGTTTGGCATGGCGCTTTCTATCCAGCTCAGGCTGATATTGCAACAATATCAACGCCACTTTCAAAAACTTTATCCGGATGGCTAATTGCTTGGAGCTATTTCCAAAACGGGGCACCAACGTATAACAACTATGCGTTCACGCTGTTGCCAAAGGCCGCTTTGATTTATAACACGACTGGTGCTAACTATTTAAGAGTGACCTTCACAATGAAGGATGTTGGAACCATCTTCAAAGTTCTGTGGTATGACGACACACACATTGTTGGTTCTGATGAAAACAAGGGCGGATCGCTTGCACAAGCGGTTATGACTGAGGTATACGCAGTTTAGGAGGTTGTTATGGAAGCTGACAAAGTAAAAGCAATTTTTAGCACTGATGAAGATGGCTATATCACTGGCTACCAGCAGGAATTTTGGGACGGCAGTCAGTGGCAAACGCCATTCGATGATGAGAAAGCCATTCTGATTGCACCTGAAGAACTGAAAAAGATTGCCATTGGCGCCTCAAAGCTGGCTGATGACGGTACTGTTGTAATAGATACCGATAAGCAAGTAGCGCTAAAAAAAGCGGCCAACATTAAAACTCCAGATCCTTTGGCACTAGCCATCAATCAACTTGGTCTGCTAATTGCTCAATCGATGAACGGAGGGACAAAAGATGCTTAGCTTTATAAAAATGATGTATCAGTTTGGGTGTCCCATTGAAGGATACGTATCAACAGGGGCTATCACCCCAGATCAATACAAGCAAATTACAGGCAATGACTATGTCGCCAGCAAAAGCTAGCGGCTATTTTTATGGAAGGAAGTGATGACAATGCTAAATAAAATCAGAGATCACCCGACACACACAGCGCTCGCCATTGGCATGGTTGCCATTGGCTTGTTTCTACTCATCAATGACCATTATTTCGTCTGGCCACCGCATTACTCTGAATGGCTAAACGATGACATTGTGGGGTTTTTGTTTGTCGGTGATGGACTCGGAATTGGGGGTTGGGTGCTATGGGAAACACAGCCGGCAATAACCAATCGGCTGTTGCTTACGACTACCAGCTTTTTAATGTCGTTCTTGACAATACTGCAATTCCTTACCTCGGTATCGACTGGAATCTACTCAGGTTGGATCAGCAATGCAATCATAACAGCCTTCGTGCTGATTCTGGCGCGAAGGAGTGATACAAGAGATGATTGACAAATACCTTATGGAATACGCGCCTTATATCGCAGGTATTCTGTCTGTATTGGTTGCATATCTAAGTCTTCGAGAGAGTCGGCGCAAAACAAAACATGATGAGGCTATGGATTTGCTGGACAGGGTGAATAAAGACAACGACAGGCTCCGAGAAGAAAATGAAGAACTGAAAAAGAAAAGCTTACTGTTAACAAGAGAATTGGAGGAACTAAGACATGCAAAATGAACTACTTCAGGTACTAGCAATTGCGGTTGTCATCGCACCGATCACCACTGGTTTCACCGAAATCTTCAAACGATATACACCTGCAGAGGGCAAACTGCTACCCGTTCTATCAATTGGAACGGGTATTTTACTGGCCTGCGTTTGGGCGATGGCTTTTGGCCATCTTCCCTTAATCGGTGCGTATGCGATGGCAGGACTGCTGTCAGGGCTTTCATCCGTTGGCGTTTATCAAATTGTTAAGCCTAACGAGGAGGTGAAATAGTATGAGTTATACCATCAACAAAGAATTTGCTTTGGGTGCAAATGAAGGCTCATCTCAAGTAGCTAATCGACTTTACATTATTCTACATGATGTAGGTGCCGAATCTGGTGCGCGTGCAAATGCCGCTTACTTCAAAAACAATATTTCTGCTGAAATTGCTTATACGGCATTTGTTGTAGGCGATGGCGGTCAGGTTTATCAAGTTGGTGAACCCGGCTATGTTCAGTGGGGAGCTGGGACAGTGGCAAATGCTAACAGCCCGGTACAAATTGAATTGGGCCACACGAGTGATCCCGAAACTTTCAAGAAGGATTATGCCGTTTATATTGAGCTTGCACGTGATATGGCTGCTCAATATGGCATTCCGACTAGTTTGGACGCTGGCGGTGCTGGAACACCTGGCATCAAGTCTCATTTGTGGGTAACGCAGCATATTTGGGGTGATCACACTGATCCATATGGTTATCTAGCACGTTGGGGAATTACAAAGGAGAAGCTGGCGGCCGACCTTGCTAATGGGACAACTACCGTAGATGCATCTACGAGCGCACCAGCAGCACAAAGCGCGCGTCCGCAAGCAACTATATCTGGTAATGTGAACGTTAGATACGGTTTGCACTTGCTCGGTGGCAGTTGGCTTGATGAGGTGACCAACTTCGGCTCTGGTGACAACGGTTTTGCTGGTATGCCTAATCATCAGCACGATCTGCTGTACATTCGAGTTGATCATGGTAGCGTTAAGTACCGCGTCCACACAGCTCAAAGTGGTTGGCTAGATTGGGTCACAAAAGGCGATCGCAACGATCTAGTTAATGGTTGTGCCGGTATTGCTGGTGAAGCGATTGATGGGGTTCAGATTGTGTTTCTTACTCCTGCTGGTGAGCCATACCAGCAAGCGTATTACCGCAGTCAGACGACACAACGGGCTGGCTGGCTCGGCGTTGTGTGTGATGATGGCACGAGTTTGCCACAGTACACAGACACATACGCCGGCATGTTTGGAGAACCGCTTGATCGTTTGCAAATCGGTATTAGTTCGATCAATCCATTTTAA